TCAACTCACGGCGTTTTTCATTCCCTTTGGCGCAATCTTTTCACATACCAATTGAGCAACAATTGGAGAAATAACACTACCTACAAAGATACCCACACCAGCGGGAGTTGCAAGACTAACACTAAGAACAGCAGGATTACAAGTTGCAATCATATTCACAATGACGTTGTTCAACATCTTTTTATCACAATTACCTTTCACACCAGGAATTAACCAAATGCTTTCTGTAATCAAACCACCAACGGCTACAGCACAGGCGGTATTCATACCTTGTGTTGCAATATAACCAAGATAGGTAGAACTAATTGCTGTTGAAGTTACCGTTCCCGGATCAGTAGCACTTGGTTTCGGTGTAAAGTATGCGACACATCCAGTAGTAAGAGCGAGATTAAGTCCAATATAACAAGCATTCGCATCTAACCATTCATATGCTTCTGTTGCTGCCCATTCTACGTATTCAACACCATGACTTACACTATCAATACAAGCCTTTGTTCCGTTCTTCCATTCTGTGGAAGTAACATCGAAACCTTGTTTTGCATACTCAGATGCCTGCGATGTACAAGTTTGTGTTGTATGTTGTACCGCCTTTGCTGTATCGTTAGCAAGTGATTCGGCAAAATCTTTCGTTGCATTATAAGCATCAGTAGCGCCATCAGCAACTTTATTAGCAGTATCAGTAACTGTATCGGCGACATCATTTGCGGTGTCTGTTACGGTATCTGCCACGTCATTAGCAGTATCCGCAATGTCGTCTCCTAGTTTAGTCCAACTGCTTTTCTTAAATGGATTCCAACCCATAGAACATCCTTTCTATAAAAAAAAACGATGACCACGATTTTTCCTCTCTTTCAGTACTCCATCTGCCATCCCTACTGGTACCTCTCTGAAACGAGCCTCAGCAGCACGGTGTTATTTATATTTGGTACGCCCACCAGGATTCGAACCTGGACCGCTCCCTAATCTGGGGACCATATGCCGGATATAAGCCGGGTGTTCTACCGTTAAACTATGGGCGCATATTTGGCGATCTCGGCAGGACTCGAACCTGCAACCTAGAGCTTAGAAGGCTCTTGCTCTATCCAATTGAGCTACGAGACCAATTAACAGTTCCAACACAATTTCGAAATTGCGTATGCAAAAGGCAAAAATGATAGTAGAACAAATATTACCATATACCAATCAATCAAGGTAATACTCTCTTTACGACTACATGCCCCATCTCAAATGGTAGAGTTACGACGTCGTAAGCAATACCAATAGGTGTCAATGGTGTTACAGCACAGGCTGAAAGCAAAAGACTGAGACTGATAATGATTACCTTTTTCATAGTTCCTCAATCACATAATTTTCCATTACTTCATTATATACAGACTTGGCAATGTCGTCAACTAAATTTTCATCACATTCAATATGTATAGTCTTACCGATTCGAACATTTTCAACCATATCATATCCCATAGATCGTAAAGCATTTGCTACTGCATCGCCTTGCATATCTTTGATACCGGGACGAAGAGTTGTGGTGATCCTATATTTCTTTATCATTTAGTTTTTCTCCACCATTTCACCGTTACGAACAACGTAGTGTTTAACTTCACACATACTTGACTTAATATAAGCACGGCCTCCGTCGATCATATTGCCGTTCTTAAACCGTTTATAATCATGGCGATGTGCGCTGTACTGTAGATTGCCATCATCATCTTCAACAAGCCCAAACTCTACAGATTCAATTCGATCTGCATTGGTAATCATAATTTGTGGCTTTTGTGTTACTCGTGTATCAACCATATTGTAATATAATCCAAAGTAATGGTTACCAAACTCAGGATGTGGAGTCTCTCTGTAAAAGATATCCATTGCCCATGCCTCAGAGCCCAGAGCACTTGTACACACATAGGTAACAGGAACACCATCTTTCTTAGTATAGTGTTCACTAATCTTGTCAGTATCAAATAGTGGTTCGTGTTTAATCATCATTTCAATCCCATAGCGATTTGTTATTTTATGATATAATCTAGATTTAACCAGTCTTTTCAGACATTGCATGTCTTAGAATGGTCTCGTACTTCTCAACCTTCTTGCGAAGGAGTAGTACTTCTTCATAATAATCTTCAGTCCAATGGAGATCGCGATTTTCCGTTTCTCTTGCTTTTGCAAGATCAAGACATGCGTCCTGCAACCATGCTTTCATCAGTGGATCAATCTGCATGTTCCACGTTTGATTTAGACACTGACGAATAAGGTATTCTGCATTATTAATAAAATCGATGGTATTCATCCTCGCCTCTTTCCAGTGGTTGGATCATTAGCGTCTTCTTTAGATAGTACCTGTAGACCACCTTTGTTATACGCTTGACCGACAACATATTGAGAACTATACATCAGTTTTGTCTCTCTGTCAACTGATTTATTCGTTTGAATCGGTACAATTTTGTTACTGAGAGGAATTTGGTCGGGGATGCTGGATTCGAACCAACGACCTGACGCTCCCAAAGCGCCCGCTCTACCAGACTGAGCCAATCCCCGTTTATCTGCATGAACACCCATCTTACGAAGCCATTTATCATGTTCGATATCGGCTTGTAATTGACGTTTGGTCTTTTTAGATTTACGTTTACGAGTGGATGTTGTTGTCATCCACGGTCCCACAAGATGCATACTCATATCATCTCCAAAAATGGTGCTGGTGGAGGGACTCGAACCCCCGACCAGAGGTTTACAAAACCCCTGCTCTACCCAACTGAGCTACACCAGCAAATTGGCTCCTGGAGAGGGATTCGAACCCCCGACCGGGCGGTTAACAGCCGCCAGCTCTACCACTGAGCTACCCAGGAATAAACTCATTAAGAGAACGCTACCATATACATTAGGATAACTGCCATCAGACAAGAGAAAGCAGTAAACTCGACCAACATCTTCAGTGCATTCAACATAATTTCTCTCCTTCGTTCATCATGTTTATATCATAACAAAAGAATTAATTTTTGTCAACCAATATCTCAAAATCTGGATCATTTTTTAAAGCGATCCAACGATGGTCACCCGTGGGGCTAAACACCATTGCAAAAGGTCCTGGCAGCGAACGGTGTTTGGTTGTTTGAATACGGTCGCGAATCTCGCTGATCCAAAACTCCGTACCAAACTGCTGGATGCGATTCTTACCGTGTTTGCTCTTACCTTTGAGCTGGATTTTATCACCTATTTGCATAGTATCTCTCCTTTGCTTGCTCCGTTGTCTCACTCACTATAATCATTATCTTACAGTGGAGATTAAATGTCAAGCAAAATTATTCATATCCCCGAAAATTTTTGATAGACCACTTTTCAACAATCGGCGTACCATCGCCGCCTTCGTCTACGACCACATACGCTACAGTCTTCTTAACAAGACCAATACGAGTTTCGTCGTTACCAACGAAAATCTTGTGGGGATATTCATCAGCAAACCAATCATCATTCTCAGCAAACTCAAACAAGTGATCATACTCCTTTTCTCGGAACTGACCCAGAACTTTAGAGTCAATTCCAATCGTGCGACGGTCGTTGGTATAAGGAGCAAACGCCATATCAATCCTCCCACTTGACAGTGAAACTAACCTTCGCCTCAGCATTCCGCTTGGCGATATCGAAGGTTTCGTACATCTCTACGAAATTTTTGCCAATCCAAAGTTCGTATTCATCATTAATGTTTTCAATGATATCAACTTCACTTTCGGCATTGGTAGCCATCCAAGCGGTCTTGATATCGATGGCTTTGGTGTCGTATTTGGCAAATTTCATCATGTTTCTGTCTCTCTCTGTCTCATTCACTATAATCATTATACTCGATGGAGATTAAATGTCAAGCAAAATTATTCATATCCCCGAAAATTTTTGATAGACCACTTTTCAACAATCGGCGTACCATCACAACCACATCATCCGATCGTGATGGGGTAAGAGTGGCTATCGTCATCAATGGATGCGACGGATTCGATGAGAGACTTGCACTCCGCGAAGGATGCCCACCGCCCCGCATAGTCGCCGTATTTTACGAACCAAGTTGAAGGATCGTCATACGCCCGCTCGATATAGGCGACTGGCGAGGTGTTCGTCGTTTTGTGGGCTCCGGGGCAGAGGCATGTGGTTTTTACGCGGCTGGTCATGTTTCTGTCTCTCTCTGTCTCATTCACTATAATCATTATACTCGATGGAGATTAAATGTCAACAGTTTTTTTATGCAATCTCCAAATTAAGTTCGTCCACCTCATCAAAACCAAAACTTGCAACCATGTGGTACATGCCGTTCTCATCCATGATCACATCACCAACACTCAGGCTGTGCATGGGAAGAAACCGTTCGATGTTCTCTTCTGGACCCATATTACCAACATGGAACACACCATCAAGGCTATTAGCGGTGATGTTGCTGACATGCTCATAGTAACCTTTCTCAAAGGCTTCCTTGACCAGATGTCCAACAGGTTTACCAAACGACATATCAATCTTCATACGCAGCACGTTCTTAGAAACAGCGCCATGGTCACCGGTGCGGTTGATGGTGTCAACTTCTTCATCGGTGAGGTTGATCTGGAAAACTTTGTAAATGCCTGTCATGTTTCTGTCTCTCTCTGTCTCATTCACTATAATCATTATATACGGTAGAGATTAAATGTCAACAGTTTTTTTACGATTTTGGAGATTTTTTTTCGGGCTTGGGCTGTACTGTTACCTCATGAAACCCTTCACCGGCAATCGTGGCACAAATCGTTTTTTGTCTCTCTATATAACCAATACGAACAATGGTAAATGAACCCGTTTCAACATTTGCCCATATTTCCACCATAAATCTGCTATTGTCCGTAATTCCTCTATATAAAACTTTTTCTTCATATGTCTCAATAAGAGGTGTGATAGCATCATCATAAGGAACACAGGTAACTCGTTGAGCAGCGGCGGTGTTAGTGAAACCTACTGAAAACAGCAGGGTTAGGATGAACAAGATTCTTTTCATCGTAGAATCCTCTAATAGCATCGACCAGCGGAGAGATATAATCGTCTCTCTTGCCGAGAAAAATTTGTGGTTCCGATTCCTGGTCTACTGCTATTAAAACGACAAATCGATCCACCGGCGTACCTGTTAGTTCTTCAAACATCACACAATATGCGGTACATTGCATAAAATAATTATCGATCCAATCACGTTTCTTTAATTTACGAGAAGTCTTGAAATCAACGATTGACGCTTTACCATTCCATTTACAGACAAGATCTACTCTACCCGCTATACCAAGATACTCAGAATATAACGGAACCTCTTGCCCATAAACCTCTTCTATCATACTATCTAGTGTATTTTGAACACTTAAAAACATCTCCTTATCTAAAGGAGACTTGAAAACAGGTTCAACATTATTTATATAGTCTTCACAAATTTTATGAAGCCTAGTACCTCTGGAAGATGCTTGTCCTGAAATTCGATTTGCCTCTTCTTCACCAACTTTTTTTCGCCATGCCATAATACCGTCACGAGACAACCGACCAAGAACAGTGGTGATAGAAGGTAAGTCACCGGCAGGAGTATGATACATCCTGCCGGTTTCCTTATTCGTTGTTGCCTTGATATCAGGTAAACTTATTTGGCGATGAATAAATTTCATCATCTTGGATAACCTTCATCAAACTCCCATCCTAAAAAAGTGTTATCGTTTTTATTAGGAAATAAAGGGTCTACATCGCCGTAACCATATAAAAAATCATTAGCATACTTTATTTTGGATACTTGTTTTGTAATTTCTTTATTCAACTGATCTAGTGTCGAGGGCGGAACTAGATTAACTCCAACCTTTTCTCGCCAACGAGTACCGTGAACTACATTCATATAACAATCTAATTGTTTTTCAATCAGTTCCAATAGATACTCATTTGTATATTTTCGAAGTTCATCTGCTTTATATGGAATTTCCCGATCTTCTTCATTACGTACACAGTAATCTAAAACAAGTTCAATCAACTTTTCGCGCATATCTACAAAACTCCCTGCTTTGCTTTTGAGATTATATAGTCTTTCACGATACTGCTTCGCACAATATCGTCTTCCTCAAACTCTACTGTTTGAAACTCTTCTATTGTATCAAGAATTTTCATAAATGTCAATAATCCTTTTCTTTCTTCATCTCTAATAAGATCACTCTGTCTAAAGTCACCACAGAACATAATACGACTATTTTCACCAAGTCTGGTAATGATAGAATCCAACTCATGGAAGTTTAAATTTTGAGCCTCATCAACTATTACAATCGTATCATCTAATGTTAGTCCACGAATATAAGATGTTGTAACAAAGTTGATAAGATTCTTTGTTTTCAGAATCTCGTATGCATCGCCTCTTCCAAATAATTCACTACAGATGCTAGAGTATGGCGCTTCGTATACTTTGGATTTTTCTTTTTCGCTTCCTGGTAGAAATCCCATATCTCTTGTTGGGACTACCGAGCGAACAATGGTAACATTATGTTGGTCGCAGTCTTGGCTTAAAACGTCAGACAGTGCTAAGTAGAGTGATATGAAGGTCTTTCCTGTTCCTGCAAGACCATGCAGTAGAAGATTATATTCTTCGTCATAGTGATCAAAGGCTCGTTTTTGATTTTGTGTTTTCGGTTGAATAGATCGTATTCTAAGCGAATTACTCTGTTGTTTTCTCAGTTCTCTTTTTTGCCTTTTTGTAAGTTTACCTACGCCGTAATCTTCTAGGTTAATAAGGGACATTTATTAGTTCCTTTGTGCGAGTTAAAGTTTTGCTGAGTCTCCACTTTTTGCTCGCTGCTTTCTCCACTTTTCTACAGCCTGTCTTGTTTTTACCTCCTTTGATGTTTGCCGTGATCCTCTAGAAGCAGCAAACGTGGAGTTTGGATTAGCATCAGACACTCGGTCCATTACTTCGTTCCAACCCCCATCATTCTTAATACCACCAACTCCAGAAACGATGTTCATGGAGCTGATAACCTGTTTAATATGAGAATTATTTTTGAGAAATTTTTCTTTTTCTGAGATTGACATAATGTCATCCCATTCCATGCCGGATTCTTCATTAAAAAATGTATAAGTTGGCATTAGTCCTCCTTATCTCTATTTATCAAATAGTGTCTTTTGTCTCATCAAAATCTCTAGAAAACACGCTTTTGAAATTTTCTTTCCAAAGATCAGAATATTCGCTATCCTGATATAATCTAAAAACAGGTGAACCTAAAGTATGATGAATGTTAGATGGAAGTTCATCTTTTTCTAATCCGTAATAATCTCGATCCATTGGTTCGTCTACTAGATAATTCCATTTTAAAGGAAGTTCTCCAATATCATTATCATCGAACCCTTGAAATCTATGAAGATATGCCGGATCTTTTGTATCAGCTAATTTAAAGGTCATCTGTTTGCTTTTATCATGAAGACAATTCCACAGTGTAACAGAAGACCAGTTCTTTCTAGGATAATTCTCTTGGGGAGTACCATGCATCTTATAACGAGATGCAGAAGAATAATCGTGTTTACAAACAGAAACTGGTTTGGACAAGTCCGCCACTTTTAATAAATTCCAAACAGATTCAGTAAACATCATATCACAATCTAAAAATAAAGAATATCTTTCTAATAAACCTTTATATTTATTTTCTATACTTTCAGGATATTGCATATGTAATCTTGTGATAGGAACACAAAGAAATCTAGTCATAGAAAATTCTGTAGATCCTCTTTTATCTAATTTTCTTGATGTATATTCATTGGCATAAAGTTGATTGTAGATCAAAGGAATAATTACAAAATCTTTTCTATGATTACTATATTTTCTAATTGTATGCGCTAGTATTTTAGCGCAGAAATCTTCTTTAGAATCATATCCTATGAATATGGTTAAAGTAGTGCTTCCTGCTTTTTCTAGTGGATCAAAAAGAAATGTCATCTGTTAACATCTTCTCAAACATTGAATAAGACAAACCATGCATATTATTGGATTGACATCTGTAAAACTCATATTGTTTATCAAAAACAAATATAAAGTCTACAAGATGATTATGCGACATAAACCAATCTAGATATCTAATTCTATTTGGATTATCCGCAGCTCTTGTTCTTGTTTCAGCCTTTCCTTTAAACATATTGCTGATAGATTGAGTCTCGTCGTTTTTAATTAAAGAGTCGAATCCTAATATATATAACACCGAACAACCTGTTCTTATAGCACATTTCATAGCAAACATACCAGTATTAGAACGAGGACGAGGACCAGCGTGTCCATGATAAAACATAGACTCTACATGGTCCTCAATATCTTCTGGATAAATTATAGGGGACTGGTCTTCTTTTTCTAACTGGTCTCTCCTATACTCTTCAATGGTAACATGATAATCTACTTTATTAGGATCGTCAAATCCTTTGTAAGCAACGCCACACGAGTAGATTAAAAGATTTTCTTTATTAACAAGATTATTTAAATTGAAATTTTGTCTTGTAGTACCATTACCTATAATAACAGCCGATTTACGATTTATGAATGGTATGTTCTGGATCATCTTCACCTTCATTTAAATTAAATTTATTTTTTAAAGATTCTTGACGTTCTTCTCTCATTTTTCGAAATTTTTTTACTCGTCGTGGATTATCATAATCATCGTAATCATCATCCCACTTGTTACGGCGAGCCCGAAAAGTCTTAGACATAACTATTACCAATCCTTTGCTTCTGTGAAAGTTTTCTTAATAAGCGCCTTAGTGATTCCTTTATAAGGACTCTTTTTATTTTTGATGGACAACATCATTAGAGCATCGTCTGGATCCATAGATTCCAGAAATTCGATAAACATCGTTTCCCGTTTAATCGGTTTGATGTTTTCATACTGACCTTTAATAAAATACTTTATTCTACGAAAATCGTGATATAGGTAATTTTGTAAATCAGACTCTTTTGGTTGTGGTTTGTATGGTGGATCACCCTCTGGGAGATCAAATAATACTTTCGGATCAAACATTAGTCTGAACATAAGTATCAATGGTATACAGGTCCTTGACGATTCTTGTAAATACGCAATTTTCTCATTTTCTGTCTTTAACTTAGACGCCTTTTCAATAATTTCAGCAATACCATCTTTCATTTAAAACTCCTGAATATCAGACATTAGATTTTTCAACCTCTTCTTAATAAAATAGTTCAACAACTTTGATTTATCCTTTTTTTCATAGTTCTTATATGTATCTATAACTTGTGTACGGATTGTTTCTGGTATACGAGATAGATCAATCAACTGAATGTTTCTCATATAGTTTCGATGTACTTCACCATCAAAAGGAGTGATACCACGATTCATATCATCAATCATTGCAGCAACCTTTTTCTTTGTTAATGGACGCTGTCTAGCACCAACGACGAAAACATCATCACGAGAAAGAATATTAGGTACTCCGTCGCCGGCATCGCCCCTGATAACATGTTCGTAAAGGTAAGCCATAGGATCTTCAACTCTAATAAACTTCTTCGTAATAGGGGAATACTGTTCAACATTCTTATACCTTTGCAATTGTGAAAAGTCTTTATCGCCAGAGACAATCATGATCTTTTCACCATTACCACCAAATCGTTCGACCATTGTAGCAATGATGTCATCAGCCTCGGCAGATTCGATTTGAATTAAGACATATGGAAAATTATCTCGAATCTCTTCTTTGATTGAATTCAGCGTATCAAAGATAAGATTCCAGTCGAGTGGTGATTCTTCTCGACTCTTCTTACGATTTGCCTTATAGTAAGGAAAGATTTGACGACGCCAATAGTTCTTGTCATCGCAACAGAGTATCATTTCTCCGTATTCAGAGAACCGTGTCTTAAAGCTACGGATTGAGTTTAGTACCATGTGACGAATAAGATCTTCACTAAAATCTTTATTGCCACTCGCCAGAATGCCTGATAGACATACCTGTGAAAAATCTAACAAAATCATATCACACCTTATTCTTCGTCATCTTCCTCTTCGTCACCAAATACAATATCGCCATTCTCAATCATCTTCTTGAGACGGTCACGATTGTTTAAGATGACATCATATAAAGGATGTTCGATATCCACACTATTATATAGTATGGCTCTCATCATCTCTCCAACAAAAATATAATCCTTGAAGAATCCAGAATCTTCTATAGGAAACCCTTGCATCATCATTTTCGTAGCAAGACGGCTAAATTCTGTGTTGACTACTTCGTCTACCAACATCATTCGATTGATTGTGATAGCCTTTATTGTCTCTTCTTCAGATTGTGGAAGATTCCTTTCTTTTACAATGGGCGATACACCCATTCGTTCCAAAGGAAACTGAATCACATTGCTCATAATACTCTCACTAATAGTGTATCTTTATTGATACGACCTGTAAACGTTGATGGTTTGGTTGTTAGTTTATCCATGAAAGTCCTGAGTTTGACCTTTCCCGATTTTAGCAACTCACCTAGTTGCTCTTGAGGTTTACGTAACATCTTACACATACTTGTTTCCATATCAAAGTTTTGAAGTGTGGTTCCTTTCATCTTAAAACCACCCTCCAAAGAGTTATAACAAGTCAATTTCTTATACTTAACATTATATACCCACAATTGTTTCATGTCAACAATTGTTTCTGGACTTACCGACACAACTTTCAACTCATTCGATTCTTTGAGATATTGGACGTTTTTTACGAGTTGCGCGGCAGACTTTACCTTTGGTTTACGTGGACGACGTATTACCTTTTTATTATTTATATGCTTGTCTAGTTCAGACAATAGACGTTCAAAAAATGCAATACGATTTGTCAAACCTTTACGTTTTAGATATCCCCAGGCTTCTTTAAGATCCTCACTTTTACCTTTCTTTACTTCCAAGAGTTCTTCATATTCTCTTTTATAATATTGAATGATTTTTTCAGTTTGTGCTTTGTTCATATTCTTGATTCGAGCAAACTGATAGAAATCAAACTTGTCATCTTGTCGGTCTACTACCTCTTCTAATTCGCCAATCCATTCTTTTACTGGATCAATCTTATCTTTTTGTGTCGTATTCTTATTAGGGGATTTTACGACTTTCACTTCTTCCTCTGCCAGTTGAGAAATTCTATTTCGAAGATAGTCCATACGAGAGGAATCGTTTGTGTGAATAATACATGCCCAGTGTGGAAACATAAATTTCCAGTCTGGTTGTTTTAGAATAGATGTGGCAATTTTCTTAGGAAACTCAGTACGAATCCAAGACTTGACCAATTCTATAATCTGTTTATTCTCAACTTCGTATTGAAAATAAAAATCAGCCGCCCGTCCAGGAGTCTTAGGGGCACCACTAAGACCTGTTACTCGGCGAGCAAGTACACGTTTCTTACGAGGTTTAAGAGACATTTAGACTTTTCCTTCATTCATTACCAGTCACCCTAGCGTTACCAGTCACCCAAGCGTAATCATACACCCTAGCGTTATTATACACCCTAGCGTTATCATACACCATAGCGTTATCATACACCTTAGCGTTACCGTACACCCTAGCGTTATCAGACACCCAAGCGTCACCAGTCACCCAAGCGTTACCAGACACCCAAGCGTTATCATACACCCTAGCGTCACCAGACACCTCAGCATTACCAGACACCTTAGCGTAACCAGTTACCCTAGCGTTATCATACACCTCAGCGTTATCATACACTTCAGCATCAGGTCCAACATAAGCGGTCTCAGAAACAGTGGCGGTATCAGCAACCCAACCGCCTCCGTTAGGATGACGGTGAGCGGGAACCGGACCGTTGCCAAAATCAAAAGCAGTCATTTCATTAGTATCGTTCATTTTAGACTCCTTTTAGCCATTCAAAGTTTGGGTCATTTTGTAATTCTACCCAACGTCCGTCAAAATCCTTATTATGCATAGGACCATCAGTTTTGTGTTCACTACGGAGATGCATTTTACCACCTCGTACTTCTTGTACAAACCACAATTTACCATGTTGCTGAATACGGTTTTTACCATGGCGTGTCTTGCCTGTAAGAACAACTGTATCATTAACTTGTAGCATTTCATTCACTCCTTCTTTCATTACCAAACACCTGAGCGTTACCAGACACCACAGCGTTACCAGTCACCCAAGCGTTACCGTACACCACAGCGTCACCAGACACCTTAGCGTAACCAGTCACCACAGCGTTACCATACACCCTAGCGTTACCAGTCACCCTGGCGTAATCAGACACCTCGGCGTAACCATCCACCACGGCGTAACCATCCACCACGGCGTAACCAGACACCCAAGCGTAATCAGACACCCAAGCGTTACCGTACACCACAGCGTCACCAGACACCTTAGCGTAACCAGTCACCACAGCGTCACCAGACACCTTAGCGTCACCAGTCACCACAGCGCCACAATACACCATAGCGTTACCAGACACCCTGGCGTCACCAGACACCCAAGCGTAATCAGACACCCTAGCGTTATCATACACCCTAGCGTCACCAGTCACCACAGCGTCACCAATCACCACAGCGCGACCAGACACCTTAGCGTTACCAGACACCATAGCGTTACCAGACACCATAGCGTCAGGTCCGACGTAGGCGGTTTCAGAAACAGTGGCGGTATCCGCAACCCATCCACCACCGTTAGGATGCTGGTGGGCGGCGACCAGGCCGTTGCCAAAATCAAAAGTAGTCATCTCATTCACTCCTTCATTCATTACCAGTCACCACAGCGTTACCAGACACCATAACGTTATCATACACCATAGCGTTACCAGACACCCAAGCGTTATCAATCACCTTAGCGTTACCAGACACCTCAGCGTCACCAGTCACCTCAGCGTCACCAGACACCACAGGGTCACCAGTCACCCAAGCGTTACCAGACACCCAAGCGTTATCAGTCACCCAAGCGTTACCAGACACCTCAGCGTTATCATACACCTTAGCGTTACCAGACACCACAGCGTAACCATACACCTTAGAGTTACCAGACACCCAAGCGTTACCGTACACCTTAGCGTTACCAGACACCTCAGCGTCACCAGTCACCACAGCGTAACCAGACACCACAGCGTAACCAGACACCACAGCGTAACCAGACACCACAGCGTAACCAGACACCATAGCGTTACCAGACACCATAGCGTTATCATACACCACAGCGCAACCAGACACCCTAGCGTTACCAGAAACCACAGCGTTAGGCCCAACATAGGCGGTCTCAGAAACAGTGGCGGTATCAGCAACCCATCCACCACCATTAGAATGCTGGTGGGCGGGGACCAGGCCGTTGCCAAAATCAAAAGTAGTCATCTCATTCACTCTTTCGTTCATCATGTTTATATAATACCAGAGATTTTATTTTTTGTCAACCCCTTTTTTTGTTGTGATATAAAATTTTTGGTCTTTGCCAAAATCGTAGGTCCATCTCAATCCGGGGCCCCATGGTGTATCTGTTCCCTTCCAATCCATATCTTTGAGAAACTGCTGTAACTCAACACGACCACCATATCTCGTATCGATATAATCTATAAACTCATCACACCAGGGATCGTCTGGTTTGACGTATCCTGCATGGCCAGGCGGTTTTCTCATCGTGCTCGACCATCTCCCATCAATCCAGGACAACTCATTGCCCCAAGAACCCACAATGGACTTAAATATTCCCAGATATTTTTGTCTTGTTGATCCAGCCACTCTTTCTGAATCATTATAGCATGATATTCTCTTCGCTGTGGACATTCGTATAAATCCTCAATGTCATTATATTCTTGATAATGATGAATGAGTTCGTGTAATAAAATGCTTTGATCCCATATATCATTCACATCAAAATCATTTGGTAGATATATCGTATCAGATACATACACTCCCATCACATTTACTGATTTCTCAGGACCTTCATATTTCACTCCTGGATAAACCATATGAAATAACTGTTCTTTATCTTTTAACATTATATCTGGTAAATGAGGTATTGTCAACCCTGTATGAACATTCATCCATATCATAAAAGATGCTAATAAAGTTTTTATTGTGAGCATTTTAAATATCCTTAAATATAAATAAACCGTATAGACAATAATAAGGAGGTGTAAGGCAAAAATGAAAACCGCAATACCGTTTTTGGTATTTATCGTGGTTTTTATGTTTTCATCTTCTGTGTTTGCTCAAAGCACTATTACTACAAATAACAATAACAATAATGTGAATACGAGTAATAGTAGCAGTACTAGTAATGTCGTTACTGACACTGATACAAAAACGATAGTGATTAATCCACCACCCAGCGCTATTTCTCCAAGTATTAATAGTAATAATATGGATCTTTGCACTACGGGCGCGAGTACTGCTGTACAAACACAGATTTTAGGTCTCAGTAAAGGGACCACTGTTCGTGACCCAAATTGTGAGAGATTGAAGTTGAGTAAAACCCTTTATGATATGGGCATGAAAGTCGCCGCTGTTAGTGTTCTCTGTCAAGATAGAAGAGTGTTTGATGCCATGAAAATGGCAGGTACACCCTGTCCTTATCTTGGTCAAATTGGACAACCAGCCGCTGACCAGTGGGATGCAAACCCCGAAATGGTTCCAGATGCAGAATCAAAAGATCTAGATGGAGACAAAGTAGATGACGATGAAGCTAAAGTATTTGGCGTCGGCATTCTTGGCATTCTTGGTTTGCTTTTGCTCCTATAACGCTAGTGCTCAAACACAAACATTTGACACCTCTACAGGTGCTCCTACAATCGTTGAACATAATATCAGCGACGATGGTTACGCACAGGTAAATCTAGGATTTTCATTTCCTTTCTATGGAAATACTTATACCACATCCTATATGCATAGTAATGGTGTTGTTCAATTTGTAAATCCAACGACCCATTGGTGTTGTAATGGTATTAATTTAGACACCAATTCAACCCTTAGTTCGTCTTATAACTATGCAATTGCTGTATTATGGACAGACTTGATAGACAATTCAACAGAAGGAAGATTTTACACACAGGGTAATGAAAATTACCAAAGATATCAATGGAATAATATAAGTGAATATTATAACAGTAATCGGAATACAGTAGGTCTAGAAATTCGTCCAGATGGTAGTTTTGATATGTACCATCAAATGATCAACATACAAAACCATGCTTTCACTATTGGTGTTATAGGCGATGCTACACAAGGCGAATGGACACAATATCAATATACAAATCCAGGTGGTACATTATATAATTTTGGATCTTCTACAGCCGATGATAGAGTAACTGGTTGGTCAGCGACAAATAACGTGTATAGTTATAGTGATGGAACTGCTGGTACTGCATCTGCTTCTGATCCTTGTGATAGTGATCCATTATACTCAGAGAATTGTTCTGGTTACGTTCAAGCATACTATAATCAACAGTGTGAACTAGACGCTCTGTATGATAGTGGATGTTCAGGATATGCTGATGCCTACTTTAGTCAACAGTGTTCTTTAGATGCTTTATATAATGAAGATTGTTCAGGATATGCGGAAGCTTATTTCGATCAACAGTGTTCTTTAGACCCTTTATATAACGAAGACTGTTCAGGATATGCAGAAACTTATTTTAATCAACAGTGTTCTTTAGACCCTTTATATGATATTGAATGTACTGGTTATGCAGAAGCTTATTTCGATCAACAATGTTCTTTAGACCCTTTATATGATACTGACTGCACTGATTATAATGAAACATATTTCAACCAACAGTGTTCTTTAGATCCTCTTTATAATAGTGAATGTCCTGGATACACACAGGCATACTACGATCAACAATGTTCTTTAGATCCATTATATGATTCTAGTTGTCCGGGATATAAGACCGCTTATTATAATCAGCAATGTAGTCTTGACGCTCTCTATGATACAGAATGCCCAGGTTACGCAACTGCTTACTACAATCAACAATGTAGTCTTGACGCTCTCTATGATACAGAATGCCCAGGTTACGCAACTGCTTACTACAATCAACAGTGTTCTTTAGATCCATTATATGATACAAGATGTCCGGGTTACGAACAGGCGGTTATCGCTAGAAACTGTAATATAGATCCTTTGTTTAGTCCTACATGTGATGGATATGCAGCAGCACTAGCAGCGCAACAAGAGAAACAAGCAGAAGAAACAAAAACCGCTGAAGACGAACAACAAGTAGAGACAGTAGCAGAAGCAAATCCAATAGAAGAGACTGTAGTTGTTGCAGTCACAGAAACAAATAAAGAAGAGATTACAACATCAGTAGTTGAAGTTGAAGGTATTCCTAATGTAACTGTAGTTATACCAGAAGTATCACAACTAGATACAGCAACAGCGGCGTTTACCGCACGAGTAGAAACTTTACAAGCAGAAACTAGACAAGAGGTTCAACAAGCTGTAGCAGCAGAACAACAAGCAGTAGTCGCAGAGATTGAGTCTGAGGTAGAACAAGAAATTGAACAACAGATAGCAGCAGAAGTAGAGACTAATACTGAAGAAGTCAAAGAAGAAACTAAGGAAGAAACAAAAGAAGAAATTAAAGTTGCCGCTGTAGAAGAAAAGAAAGAAGAGAAGAAGGAGGAAAAGAAAGAGGAGACTAAAGAAGAAGTAAAAGAAGAGAAAAAAGAAGAACCCAAAAAGAAAGAAGCAAAGAAGGAAAAAGAAAAACCTTCTAAAGAAGTACGAATTAAACAAGCTATACAGGAACGTATTGAGTCATTAGCAGAAAAGATGGGTGAGTCAGCAGCACTTGAAACACAAGTAGCAGCACAGGCATCAATCGTCGCTATGATGGGATATGTTCCGGGATTTAAAGATTATACTGGCGTGCAGTTACAGGATAAACCTTTTTATGAACAAACACAGATTCCTGGTGGAAGTATACAGGATAACAGATTTATTAGTCGATTCTTGATGAATGATCAGAAGTTTAATGAGTTAGAAAGATCACAATTCAATAATAGGGTAATAGGTACAAGGTAAAATGGCAGAGATAGAATTTGCTGGAGTTAAATTCAAGGGTGGCAAGATGGTTGCTGTCGCAATGGCGCTATCCACTTTAATTGGTGGTTTGTACGGCGCCTTTGAGGTCTATAAAGATTATACGACAATGAAACAAAAGATTACAACATATGTTGCTCCTGATCTTTCTGGCTTCGATAAAAGAGTAGAATTATTGAAACAGAAGGTCGAAGAGTCATATGTACTAGTAGGTGAGGCTCAAGAAACCGCGCGAGATATGCGTACCGATCTAAAGAACGATATGAATCAATTATCAGACACGATATACGAACTAGAGAAAAAGAATTCTGCTACAGAACGCGAAATCAGAGAACTTATGAGATCTACTGAAAAAGATATGAGAGAGATGATTAACTCTGCGGATGATAGAATGGATGCAACGCGAAGAAAAGTAGAATCTGATATTCGCGAACTAGAAGATAGGGTAAACAAGACTATAGAAAAAGCCTTGAATAACCCTCTAAACAAACTATAATTACTTTTCGTGGTCTAATAGGGATTTTAATAATCCCTCCCATTCTTGTGCTCGTAGATCCCAGCTATAGAATGTGTTTGTGTAGAGTTTCTGAAACTGCAATTTTGTTTGCATATCTTCTTCCCAATATGATTCTATAGCCGCATTTAGAACTTGGTAGAACATATGAGCGTGTTGATTCTTATCCTCATCAAATGGATACATAAGAGAAAAGTTAGAAGTAGTTTCTGGAAGTGCCGCTAGAGATGGACAAACTACGCAACAACCAGCACTCATCGCTTCAATCGCAGCAATACAAGAAGTTTCTTGCCATGTGCTGGGGTATGCAAAAATATGTGCTTTTTGTAATGCTTCTCTTACTTCTTGATTGGATACAGTTCCATGGTATGTGATATGTTCATGATCACGACAAATTTGAAATAATTGTTCAAATGGTTCATCTCTCTGTGGCCATCCATAGATATTAAAAGATGAGTATACATCTAGATGAACTCTATCGCCCCATTTTTCAGATAGTTTCTGATAAACAGCTAACAACACATCAAGACCACGGTGTGGTGTAGTGTGATAGATGAGTCTCAATGGACCTTCTTTTGATTTTTCGTGAGTAGGAATAGGTTCAATAGCGTTTCTAATAACAATAGAATCGCTGTAGGGGACACCTAAAACTTTATGATAAGTTGTAAATTGCCAGTGGGATACAAAAACAAGTCGTCTGAATCTGCTCCGATTTCCACTATCACTGAGGTGCCTGGATTCAGGGTCTTCCGCCAAATCGTGCAACCAGAGAATAGGAAGACGATTAGGATCAATATTCCTAACTCTAGATGGAATAATTTGGAATTTATCTAACAACTCCTTTGATAACTTTGAATATAATGCATGTTGCATCATCTCTGTGCCACCCATAGCATTTCTATTCAATTCGTTTGTCTCAATACCAATAGAATTGTTTAACTCGTTTTCATTCATAACTACTTTCAACGACATTCTTAAAAACCTTTAATCAGTATAATAATCTTTGTGATATGGACAATTTAATCTATGACAATTATCTAATGTAGATGTAATAGCAGGTCTTTGACATTCTTCACAGATTTCGTTTTTTCTTGGTACATAAATTTCATCTATAAAATCTGGGTAATCATCTCTTCTATGCGACATAATATCCTCCATTATGATTATAGGGGGAATTTCACCCCCTATAATATATTAAAACCTTTTTGAGATTTTAACACCAACTGTTGTTTCTTGATGTTCTAAATTTCTGTCCATGATAACGTCTGCGTGTGGAGATAGTTGAAACCATTCGGCATCAAGATCCCAAGTAATCTCTGCTTTGTATTCAGATGCATCTTGTGAATCCCAATGTACTAAAGGATACAATCCCACGAGAATACCTAAATTAGTAGCTTCCGCTTCTATACCAAATTCAGTCTTAAAATTTTCTGATTCAACAGAATACATATTGTCTGCGCTAATAATAAAATCAAGACCAGGAACAAGTTCTGGCGCCTTTGTCGTTGATTCTTCCGCCTTTGCTACCGAAACTGTTGTTAAAAATAACAAAGTAACTACAGATAGATATTTAATATATTTAAACATAGTTTTACCTTTTTGTTGTTAATAATATCTCCTTCAAAATTATCATATTATTTATACTTCAAATTTCTCCCAATCCGCCCAACTTTTTAGAGTATCCCAACGAAAGGATCGCCAACCCATATTATCTAGGTCATATACAGGGCGTACTTCTGCTGTCTTTAAAACACCTTCGCCTGAAGGTTGATGTTCTGATGGAATCATATCTTCCTTTAGAGTAGCCTTCATTACACGATATTCACCACTCTTCTTAGTAAACTCAAGACGAACTACACTTGTACGTAAAGCATGAACCAACAAATCACGTTCAAATTCTTGCATTCTCAACTCCCACTATAATGATTATCAATCCAATCACAGAACTCATCATATCCGCCAATATGTTTATCGTTGATGAAAATCTGAGGAACAGTTTTTACATCTGGCACTCTATTTTTCAATTCGTTTTTCCAAACCTCGCTTTCAGAAATATTATACTCAACATATTCAGGAAACATTTCCTGTTTACTTATATAAAGAGTTTTTGCTCTTGTACAATAAGAACATCCATTTTGTGTATATATTTCTAGCTTTGTCATGTCGTACTAACCGCCATTCGAAACTCTCCCTTTGGATCTCCAAACAAGTCATTAGTGCGAACACGAATATGGCGTTTGTTTGTTTCCTTCGTATTTGGATTAGGAATCGTAATCCAAGGATTCTCTAAACGTCGCCACGCCTTCATAATATCATCCAATCGGTCCACTCGCGTAATATTACGTCTGACCGACTTTACAGTAGACCTGTTAACGTTTGGACGTTCACCATTAGATACGTAATGTTTGCCTGAAGCCTTCTTCTTACCCAACTCAGTTTCCTTTCATAAATGATTTAGTTGTCGTAAAATGCGTTCTTTGTTTAGTACTCTTAGTTTCTCTTCCCACTTTGCTGCTTGTTCTCTGTAGTATATATGGGCGTATCTCCATGAAGAGTTTGGAGCTTCTAACAGACATTTAGCTTGCATTGGTTCAAGCCATTGTACGTCTGTTTCATCATGATTTATAAGAGGGATCGTTCCACCATTGAGGAACTGGTCTGTTTGTCCACTTTGCGAAACTTGCTTTTTCACCAACATAATAACTCCTATAAGCGTCTACGAAATGAGAACTTTTGTATTTATCAGGCATTGCTTGTGGAATGGGTGTAAACTTGGCTCGTTGAATATTATTTGGTACATGAGATAGTATATCAACGAGTTTCTCTTCTGTCAAATGTTTTTTGTGATATCGATATGTATATTCACTACACAGGGCTTCAAAATGACATTGTAACCAAATGTAATTATTGTTACATTCACGTGCCCATACCGCAGAAGGATGATTGACATGTGATGCTTTGTAGAGACTAGATTCTAAATTATGATTAGGATGTCGCCATCGTTTGATAGACCTACCGTTAGCAGTCTTATCGGTATATTGTTCGCCATCTAGAATACGATGTGCTGTTGATAGAAGTTGTGCAGTTTCCACAATCATCTTGACAACATGTTTATCACACATCATCTGTGCAGATTCTTCAGGACACGTTGATAGAGCAAAAATATTCATCGGTATTCACACCATGCATCAATATTGTTATAGGTATACTCTTCAATATTACGATAGAACTTACCGGGATTGTTCTTGATAGATTCAGCAGCAATAGCACAATCTCGGTAAGAAGATGTTTCTTGTTCGTATCTAATATCACCGGCAAGACCGCCAAATGAGGTTAGAATGATCAGAAAAACTTTCATTGGTCAACTCCTTTACTAATGTAACGTTTTGTTAGTTGTAGTAGGAACATTGAACTTCTGTACATGACGTTTGCTTGCCACGATACCTTCTACGATACCTTCTACTATATCATCAAATCCGTCTTCTGTCAACATTGTTTTGTATATACTCAATGCTTGGGTTAACATTACACCTGCAACTATAAGACCATTACCATTACAATTATCAATGTGTTTTACTGTATTATCAAGTACCTCGTCGTATACCTGTTCGTATCTAATATCACCGGCAAGGTCGTATATTTGTTTCAGTAATTTTTCATCAATATCAGTCATGATGTAATTACCCTTTCATAAATTTCTTTCCAGTTTTTGACGATTGGATATGAAAGATTCTCTTCATTCATATTGAAACCGTGTTCT